TCAACGTTTGTAGGCTGTTTTGACGACATTTGACGACGCCGGATTATTTTTTTGCATAATTCTAAGTAGTAATTCACGCTGGCTTTGTTCTTGTTCGGAGAGCATGTGACTATACACGTCCATCGTTATTCGAGTATTTTTGTGACCAATACGTTGGCTAATATAATCAAGTGACACACCCTTGTACAACAAATAAGAAACATGAGAGTGTCTTAGATCATGGAAGTGATGGTCTGGGAGCTCTAGTTTAGCCAACAAGCGTTTAAAAAAGTAGTTGGCAGCAGGAGCCTGACTGTAAGTGAAAATAGGGCCATCGACCAAATAAGGCGTCATTGCAGCGATATAACTATCGCTGACAGGGACTACACGTCCAGATTGTTCATTTTTTGGCGCGGTAACTTTTTTTACGGCAATGGAATATGACTTAGAAATATTGATGGTTTTGAAATCAGTAGAGATATCGTCACCTGTAAGGGCGTAAATCTCACCACGTCGAGCCCCCGTTTCAAGTGCTGTCAAAAATACCCGATTGCGTTCTTCATCTAGGTGCTTATACAAGTAATTTTGGAGGAATTCAAAGTCGGCGACTGACAAAGCGTGTATTTTTTTCTCGGGGTTAATTGCTCTTATTTTTACGCGAGACCAAACGTCAGATTGAACATAGTCATCAAGCAGCGCATCACGAAGCGATGCTTTTATTCTTGTCCACACGTTAATTGCCGTCATTTTCATATGAGTTTTTCCAAAAGCGTCAAGTCCCGATTGAAGTTCTAAGGTTGAAAGGTTATTTAGCCGTAGATTTGGAAAGTACACGGTAAGTATTCGATGAGTATTTTCGTATTGAATATAAGAAATTTCACGAATATCAGCTTTTTTATACTGCTCATACCACATTAAAAAATAGTCAGAAAGTAACATGTTTGAAGATACTAGTCGCTTTCCTGTGCGTTTCAAACTTTCCATATCGTCCGCCCACACTTTTGCAAATCCCTTTTTTTCAAAACCACCTTTAACTACACGCTCACGCTTGCCATCGTGAATGACAGAAACGGTAGCTTCCCAAGTTTTACCGCGTTTACGAATTGATGCCATGATGAATACCTCCAATTTTTTATTGGGCTTACATACGATTGTCGTAAAGCCAAACATAACTACGGTATATCGTAGTTGTATGAGAATTTTTGTTCTTTGATGTTTAGAATAAAAGGGGCATTTAACCCCTTTTTATTATCCAAGTAATTCAGATTTTTTCTTATTAAATTCGTCTTGCGTAATGATGCCATCGTCGAGAAGGCTTTTATACTTACGTAGTTCGTCAGCAGGTGAGACCGCAGCTTGAACTTCTTGCGCTACAACTTCATCGTCCGAATTGTTATCAACAATGTATTGAAGTAAGGCAAGAATTTGGTCGGTAGTTTTAGTTGCAACCTTATATGTGTTTGATTTACGTTTTACGGGTTTAGGAATTAAGGTAATATATTCAACTTTAATTTCATTTGAAGTATTGATATTAAGTTTGATTTTTAATTCATTAACAACGTCTTTAGTTTTACGACCGGTAATGCCACCGACAATCGCACCGACGCCACCAGTTAATGCACCGAATGCTACCGCACGACCAACTCCGCCAGAAGTGACAGTGGCCCCATCTTCTTGAAGTTCAAAATCACGAAGCTCATCAAATTTGTATGGCAAGTTAGTTAGACCAGGGAGCTTAAAAATATGGTTATTTTTATCAACGGCTAACGATCCAGCAACTTTTTCGTTTGGTGTAAATTGTTGTAGTAATAGCATACGCATGTCGGTATCGGCTTTAGCAACCGCTTTGTTTTCAGCAGCGGCCTCTTTTGCTTTTGAAACTTGTTCTTTTACGCTACCTTTTAATTTGTCCATAAATCCCATCGTAATATCCATCCTTATTTGTGAGTAGGTTAGTTTGCAAGTTTACGTTCAACAACACGTTCTAAGTGAGACGGTATTTTAAACCATTCCATGAAGGCATAGCGCTGTGAGTACACAATTCCATTGTCTTGATATTTATCGAACCAATCAATTAACATATCTAGCCCGTGAGCATCAGCGTTCATTTCGCTACTTGAATGTGCCCCAGGTGAATAGGGATACAACTTATCAATTGTTGGATCTCCGAATATCACATGAGATATTTCATGTGCATAAGGAAATATTAAATCTTGACGACCATGTCGACCAACCATAGCAATCTTTTTAGTGTGTGGGTTAGAACGGTGTGGAATATATTCTGGAATACTAAGCCAATACACAATAATTCCATTTTTTGCTGCTAAATCATCTAAAAAATCATAGATTTCTTCTATCATCTAAAAACTCCCCTTAACCGATGCAATCACTGCGTTGGTTTTATTTTTTATGACAACAATTTCTTAATCATTTCAGCATACTCATCAGGAATAGGCTTACCATCGTATGAGAGAAGTACATCCTCGTCTTCGATGGCTTTTTTGAGGTCTATGTTTTTATCTTGTGGATCATTAGTTTCACTGCTGTGTGTACCTTTAAGTAACCAATCAGTTGAAACGTTAAGCGCTTCTGCCATTGCCGTAATTTCATTATCACGGGCAGGTCTTGTACCTAATATAATTCGGTTAATAACTGCTTTATTTATGTTTGTAGTTTCTGCAAGGTCGCGTTGAGTCATACCAACTTGCTCCATTGCTTGTTCTAGTCGCGCTGTAAAGCCAGTGTTTGGCATAACGGCACCTCCGTTTCTAATATAGAGAAAGTATACGATATATTTCTATAACAGAAAAGAAAAGTTTCTAAAATATAAACTTTTATCTTGCGTCTCTAAAACAGAGATGTTATTATAAATATATGGTAAGTTTCTGAAACGGAAACGTGAAAGGAGGACCCATGAATAAAGTTAATCTTGAGTACATTAAATCTGAACGAAAATCTCGAAAATTAAGTTTGCAAGAAATGGCTGACTTACTAGGCTTCAAGAATGCTTCAAACTATTACAAGTATGAAAGTGGCGAGTATGAGTTTAGTGCCAATCACATTTATACAATTTCAAAAGCATTCAAAAAAAGTTTAAAAAATTTTTTCGTTTCGTAATCTCTGAAATAGAAATTTATAAAGAGAGTTAGTGACGGAGAGGAGGTAAGACAACATGAAAGGAAAAGTAGACAAAAATAACCCTAAAGTTATCCACTTTGTAGATAACTCAGGGTTATGGATTCCTATAACCGGGCTCGTAGTATCAACCATTGGCGCATTGTTTGCACTTGGTCTGTTAGCCGGTTGGTGGTAATTACGATTGGCTTCCGATTCGTTTCAAGCGTGAGGATGAATGACTCAGGTTTGAATTGCCCGTCCAATTGATATTCGGGAGTTGGGAAAGCAAGAATCAGGTTATCTGCTGACAACGCCGGAATGACGAATGGAGCGGCATCAGATTTGATTTCGACTTCTCTAGTTGTTTTATTACCAACATTGGTTTTAAGCGGCTAACGTGCAATCAATGAATTGTAACGAAATGCGGTTGAAGTGAACTTTTTAGAGGTTGTAGTAATTTGTCGTTTCAGACCGTCTTCAATAACAATTGTGGCATTGGAAATAGGTAGCGGTAACTTTGAGTTATTAGCAATCATTAACTCGATGTAAATCATTCGAGCCAATGGTGGTACGTCTTCCGGTGTTGGAAATACAGCGTTGATAACGGTGTCCTGACGTTGCTTTTCATAAAACAAGGTTCGCCAGAGAGTGATAATGCTGATTAGAATACCGATGATTGAAATTGTGAATGCTGCAATAGCCATACTAAGCCACCTCGTTTTTCAATCATTATATCAAACCAAGTCACCCAGAAGTGACAAGAAAGGAGCCAGTTCATGACAGAAGTAAAAGTTGTCACTATGACAATTGAAGAACTTACAGAATTTGGAAATGCGATTGCAAAAGCGATTGTGAAAGAAATGGAATATGGCAAACAACGTGTGTACCCAGACGTTGAAATGTTGAACCAAACTCAACTCGCAAAAGAGCTGTTCGGTAAAGAAGCAACTCCAAGTTGGGGAAGCTTCCAAAAATTAATGAGGGATAAGAATTTCCCACGGGTGCCAGAGTCTGAACGGCCAGGTAAGTTAGTTGGTTTCAAATGGCAAACCGTCAATCAATATCTGAATGACATTTCATTCAGTGGGAAGGAGGCAGGGTAATGGCAGCAGGGTTAGTATTAATTGCATTTTTATCAGGATTGTATGTTGCTGATTCAAATGGTGCACGAAAGATGTTCAATTACACCGACGAAGATTGGCTCGATACTGAACTCAAGCCTGAGAATTAGTGATGGCTAGGTCAAAACAGTATTCGCGTTTCCTGAAAGACATCAGGAAAGAGGTGGGCTACACGCAAAAATGCTTTCAGAGCTTTCAACAGTGGCGCCGATGGTTATCTCAGACTTCGAGAATGGTAAAACCGATATCACAGTTGGGAACTTATTACTGATTGCAGACGTGCTCGGAGTAACACTTGGTGATTTAGTAAAACTTAAGTGAAGGGAGACAACATGGATTATTCGTTCATCTCTGATTCGCACATCTTACTGGCTATCGTAATGATTAGCTTAGTAACTCTACCAATCATTTGGATTGGATTTGATAAGGCTGCCGAATGGGACAGCTATTCATCTTGGAAATACCGTAAGGATTATTACAACGCACAAAAAAAGCAACATCGCACTAGTTTGACGGCTAGCAATGTTGCTTCAAAACAATCTTAAGAAAGTTATTTAGAGGTTAATTATATGACAGTTAAAGAAAAATTACCAGTGACTAACTGGGATACGGTCTTAGAAAAGTTATCAGTTTATTGGGCTCCGACAATGTTGCTCGAAGAATTACGTGATTGGGCTGGTCATGAACTTGATAGTAATGAGGTGTATTACTTCGCAGATAATAACGAAATTGTTGCAGAAGATGACTTGGTTGATTATTTGAATGATTTTGGATTAGATCCAGCAAATGCAACTGAAGCACTTGAAATGGCTAGCGAAGAACAATTAATTATCAAGGAAATTAAGGGGTATTAGATTATGGGATTAGAGTTTAAATTTTCAACGGAGCCAAAGGTTGAATTAACCGTATCGGAACAAATGCAAAAATTGTGGAACAGCATGCAAGAAAGCAAGGCAGAGGCTAAGAAGTCAGCCGACTACTACAAAGCTGAAATTGATAAGCTCAAGCGGAATGCAGCACGTGATGCCGAATTGTTCGAGAAAAACCAACGGGTACTTCAAGGTGAGTTACAAGCCTTAATGGGCGATGCTGAAAACATTGATGCAGGTATGGGAATGGAATTTCGATACAAACGGTTTGATCCAAAGAAGTCTAATGCTTGGAAGGTTAGAACAGATGGAACCGCAGCAGCACTCGCCAAGAAATATCGTGACGAACTTGAAGACTTCATCAAGGTTGAAACTAAAGAAAGTCTTACGATTCCCCTTGACCCAATTAAGAAGGCGGCAGCGGCTGGAGAACTCGTAACTACGGATGGCAAGACTATTAATACAGTGACTGGCGAAATTTTACCGGGTATTGAGTTAGAAAAATTAGCGGACTACGTCGAAATCTATAAGGGGTAAGAAATCATGAAAAGAAGTGATGAACGGGCACCATTAACCAAAGCACTCACGAAATTCAAGAAAGCTTTTAAGCAACCAAGCAAGAACGGAAATGTTGATTTTACGGGTAAGAAAGGTCGTCAGAAGTACGACTACGTAACCTTAGATGACATTATCCATGCAATTGATACAGGGATTGCGACAGCAGGTGTTGACTTGACTTATGACCAAGATGTTCAAACAAGGGTTGATGGTGAAACAACATGGGTAGGGTTAACAACCTATGTCGAAGCCGTAGACGGTGAGAAAGTAGCATGGAAGGAATCCGATACGTTTTGGCTTCCGACGGATTTAGAACCTAAAAATATTGGTTCCGCGATAACCTATGCTCGTCGATATCAGTTAGGACCAATGCTTGGAATTGCTAGTGAAGTAGACGTTGATATTCAAGAAATTGAAGGAACCAAGCAGGCACAACAAAGCGGAACAACTAATAAAACCCGAAAACCAAATACAGCTAGACAAGCACCACAGGCTGTTGTACCACGTCCCGGTGACGTAGCAGATAAATTGGTTGGGGAAATTGCTAAAAAGATGGGTGCCGAAACGATGAGCGATCAAGATGGCCAAAAGGTTCTCGATGAAATTAATCGTGATGCGTTACAACAATTTTCACAACAAGTGGGTCATGATTTTAACAATCAAGTAGTTGGAGACTGGAACGGGTTAAATGCCATCTTAGCAAGAATGAGCAATAACCTGAAGGTAGCTCCAGTAGCGTAGGAGGTCGCAATGGCAAGCGTAAGCAAATATTTAATTGATGAATCACCATTGGTATTCATGCCTTCATTGGCAAAAGAAATTGGGTTAAACGAATCGATTGTATTACAACAAGTACAATATTGGATTAACAAATCTGGCGTAAAAAAAGACAATCATATTTGGATTTATAACACTTATGAAGAATGGCTAGAACAATTTTCTTGGTGGTCAATGAGTACATTGAAACGCACATTTTCTTCACTCGAAAAAGACGGATTATTAATTTCTGGTAACTACAATCGCATGGCAATTGATAAAACAAAATGGTATTCAATCGACTATAAAGTGCTCGAAAATCGGGTGAGTCGTCCATCGGGTCAAATTGACACTATGGGAAATGATGAAAACACTGAAACACTTACGGAGAGTAATGAAAATCGGGTGAGTCGTCCATCAGGTCAAAATGAACCGCTCGATGGGTCAAATTGGTCTGATGGATTAGGTCAAAATGACACTACCAATAACCAGAGACTACCAGAGACTAACACAGATATTAATCATCATGATGATACGCACACGGATAAATCAAAATCAGGAGCATGGGAATCAAAACAAATGGCTATTGATTTGGGTCTCTTGACTTCAAACACAGTTACCCAATTTTTCGTAGATGATTACCAAGATTTGAGTAATCGTGTTGGCGTAGAAAATGTTGAACCAATGATGTTGCGTGCGTTGGGAATTACTGCAAAAGCATCTAATCCAAGTTTGAACTACGTTGAGGGTATTTTGAAACGCTGGGAAGAAAACAATATAAAAACGGTGGCCGAAGCTGAAGCACGTGAGCAGAAGCGGTCAGCAACAAAATCGAATAGTTGGGGAAGACAAAAAAGAAAAGTCGAAACCATGCCGGATTATTCAGCAGCGGCCACCGTCGGCAAAAAAATCCCAGAATCAGATATTGCGAACTCGAAAAGTGAGCAGTTCGATTATTCAAGCGTAGTAATTGATGACGGCGACTTGCCAGAATAACGAGGAAAACTAATATGACTGTGCTAGATACACAAAAGAAAATGGCAATTTTAATGCTTACTCGCATTGGCTGGCGGTATGAAAATAACCGTGACAGCGCAGTAAAAGCAATTGAAATGGTAATGGCTAAGAACGTTGGTGTTGATCCACGTCGCTTAGCAGAGATTATCAGCAAAAAGCGGGTAGCGTAGGTATGAAAAAAGAAGTAGCCAAAGCTATTAGCAAGTGGATTGGTAAGCGAGTAATCGTCGTGACTGACGATAAGGGAACGTTTTACGGCAAGTTTTTAGGGACTGCTGAAAATAACTTGCTTAACTTTGTCTACGTTGAGCCAATCGGTATTGAAGACACTAATAAAGCGTTCGTACCGGTTGCATGGATTCGCAATCCCAAGACGTGGGCACCAATTATTTAATCGAAGGGGGCAGTGACATGCTGCAAGAACTGTTAGCAAAAATAGTTAAAGTTGTTGGCCAAGATGTCACTGTCCACTTTGACGATGAAATAGACGTGATGAAATTGACACGGTACATGGTCGAAGGACAACGCCCAACGGTCGGGATGTTAATCAGCGACCAGCGAAGTTTCAGTGTAGAGCAACGTCGCAAGTGGTGGGCGTTGCTTGATGACTTTGCTGAATACACAGGTTACGTCAATCCCAAGAAACAAGATTTGGATGAAGCAGCATTCGTAATCAAAAGTGAATATGTTCGTGAGACGGGTGCTGAATGGTTTAGTTGGGCTGATAAAAGTCAAATGACCATGAGCGAAGCTAATAAGGTCCTCAATTTCTTGATTGAATTCATGATTGAGCACGACATTCCATTCGCAATGAAAACATGGGATTCGATTAAAGATGATTACGCAGTGCAAATGCTGGCGCTTAAGAAACGAATTTGCGTTATTTGTGGCGGTGAACATGCCCAAGTAGCTCACTTTAATCCAGTTGGAATGGGGCGGAACCGTAGAAAGGTCATTGCATCAGAATTTTGGTATATGTCCTTATGCGCCAAGCACCACATAGAACAGCACACAATTGGCATGGATACGTTTATGAGCAAGTACATTGTTAAGCCGGTCAAGCTCACGGATCCGCAAATTAAAGAATTTGGCATTATTGGCCGAGTTAGAAAACAACAGGAGGAAACGGGATGAATGAATTAATTACACCAACAATCAATAAAAACGGTCAGCAAGTAGTTAGCGCACGCAATTTACACAAAGGGCTTGATGTTACGGATCGTTTTAGCCGATGGGCTGAACGATTTATCATTAAGGATTTTATTGACGGGGTTGATTTTACAAGTGTGAAATCTTCCACGCTTGTAAATAATGGTGCCAGTCGTGAACTTGATGATTTTGCTTTGACAATCGAAACTGCTAAGCAAGTTGCGATGATGCAGCACACAGAAATCGGAAAACAGGTACGAATGTACTACGTCAAGCTTGAAGAACAGTTCAAGATTAATCCCGTTGAACAACTCTTGGCTGACCCGGTAGCAATTGGACAAATGATGATTGAGTACGGCCAAACAAAAGAACATTTAGCAATCGCAGAGCAACGTATCGCGGAGTACGAACCAAGAATCAGTTACTTAGACACTATCTTGGCATCAAAAGATACTGTGACAACTAGCCAAATTGCTGCTGATTACGGAATGAGTGCGGTGGCCATGAATCGAATGCTTCACAATTTCCGTGTTCAACACAAAGTTGGCGACCAATGGCTACTGTACTCTAAGCACATGCGTAATGGGTATACGAAATCGGAAACGGCCGTTGTTAAACATCGCAATGGTGAACGTAAAACAGTGATGAATACTAAATGGACACAAAAAGGGCGCATTTTCATTTACGACTTGCTAAAAGAACAGGGCGTGCTACCTGAAAGCGAAAAAATGGAGGTATCAGCATGATTAATCGCGTAGTACTGATTGGGCGTTTGACCAAAGATGTCGAACTTAAATTCACCCAGAGTGGAACGGCAGTTGGTTCGTTCAACCTAGCTGTTAATCGTCAATTTACAAACAACGCTGGTGAACGTGAAGCAGATTTTATCAGTGCAGTTATTTGGCGGAAAGCAGCTGAAAACTTGGCAAACTTCACGCATAAGGGCTCATTGATTGGGATTGAAGGGCGTTTAAATACACGCAACTACGAGAACCAACAAGGTACACGAGTATACGTGACGGAAGTTGTTGTTGATAATTTCAGCTTGCTAGAACCAAAGGGAGATAACAATGCGCAACGAGGAGATACGTTTGGTGGTCAGCAATTTAATCAAGGAGCTGCAACCAATAATCAAAGCAATCCAACAGAGCAAAATGGATTTGGTCAAAATATTGTCGGAGGAGCGTCAGGAGCGAATGCAAACGACGGGTGGAACAATCAACCACAACCGCAAGGAAACTTCGGCACAGGACAAACAGGAGCGAATAACACCACTAATTATGCCCAACCTAACATCGCAGGTGGACAGACGAACAATGTTGCCACACAGAATACGCAGCAATCCACGTTCGGGCAAGGTAACCCATTCGGTGCTAACGGGCAAGAAATAGACATCAGTGATGATGATTTGCCGTTTTAGACAAGGAGGTTGGAATATGGCAACAAAACAACTTTCCAAGCAGATGTTACAACGAGAATTGGCAGTATACAAAGGTGATGAATTCGTAGCAATGGACACAATCGAAAACCTTGCCAAGTTGTTTGATGCGGCTTTGTTCACTAAAGAAGAAATTCTACCTAAATATGAAGCATTAGCTGTGGAGGCAGAAGATTGATTAAGTGGTTAATTCGTTGGAAATACAAGTTGATAGCGATTAGCGACATCGTTTACGAATGCAGGCAAATTTAAATATGACGACAATAGCAGAAATATACATTATGACAGTGAGGCAGGAAAATGAAAAAAAGTGAAGTTGAAAAGTACGCAAAATTGTTAGTAAGTATTCTCTTTGAACGGAACTCAAATTTGGATAATTTAAATGAATTCATCTACAACAGTTCGGACGAGACGCTCGATAAGGAATTAGTAGATGACATGATCGATTACCTGGTAAATCGGACAGCGGATGCTGCGGAAGCGATTTTAGCGGAGGCTGAAGATGGGCGAAACGCTGACTGAGGTTATCACGAATAAGCTAATCGATATTGTTGATAATGAACGTTTGTTGCTACGTGATATGTACTTACATGAACCTCTTAAACTTGTTCAACATCAAGATGGAAAATGGTATGTGCGGCACACGTTTAAAAACATTTATGGAAGCTATGATGAGCCGTTTATGGAGGCGAAAGATGAAAACTGATTGGAAAGGGTCACTCGAAGCATTGGGATTTGTCATTGCTGCTGGGTTAGCGTTCATGCTAGTTATCAAATTGTTGTTGGTAGCTGGTAACTGGATTTTTGGAAGATAGGATGAAAATATTGCAATTGTTAGCGTCATTTTGTATTGGCGCTACGGCTTATATTTTTGCAATGTGGTGGGTAGGGTACGGTGATGCCACACCGACGTTAGAAACTCCGGGAATTGCGTGGTACTTGAACGCAATCGGATTGGTATTTTGGATTATTTCATACATTGCAATGCTGATTGAAAATAAAGAATAACAAAAAAGCCCCACGCTAAGCGCAGAGCCAATCAAATGTATTAATCCGATAAATTAATTATATCAGATTGGGAGTGTCGCTTAAATGGAATTATTAAAACGTATGGATAACCATGCGACTAAAAACCGTGTCCGTGATTTTTTGACAAATGAATTGCCACAGTTGATGTTAGTTGCTAATTTATCCCAGCTAGATATTAAGTCGCCATCGTTTAGTGATATGCCAAAGGGTGGCGGCGATGGGAATTCAGCCGAAGATAATATGACTGAGTACATGATGGCTCGTGAAGCTGTCATTGCAGTGCGTAAAACAATGGATAAGATACCATCAATGTACGGCACTATCTTAAAGGCTTCATACATTGATAACGTACAAGATGAATTTATCATGGATCGTATTGGTTACAAGCCTTCACGTTACTATGAACTCAAAGACCAAGCGTATAGCTGGTTTGCTACTGCTTATCCGAAAGAAATTATCGACTTTCGAGTTTGGCTAGATTCTGAAAATCGGAGTAAGAACGGAGTTGAGCCGGAGTAATAGCGGAGTGAATAGGGTGTAAGATGATATTGTCAAAAAATACGGCATGGAAATTCCATTGAACGATATTAAACAAGATAGACGACTGACTTAATTGTTGGTCGTCTTTTTGTCGAGAGGATTAATAATGGCAGCCAAAACATACTTTAAGGCAACGACGGTCAAAGCAGAGCAATTTCACATGGGCCAAATTAAGCGGTTCATTGAACAATACGACGTTTATGTTGATGAAGATAATAATTGCACGTTCACAGATAGTTATCACGGTGACACTCCAATTCATGAAGGCGATTGGATTCTCATCAACGTTACAGATAAATGGATTGTTGGCGATGATTATTTCAAGCGCAACTACCGCGAGAAGCGCATGCCCAAGTAATCACATTAACCAGCATCCGTGCTGGTATACATAGAAGGTTGGCAACGTAATGAGTAGCACTCATATAAACCGGTAAATGAGCATCTAGGTAGCACCTGAACGCTCCGAAAACGTTGCATACATAAGAATATCCAAGAAAGAGAGGTGGTGAGAATGTGTCAGAGAAGTGGATAGATGCCGAGAAGGATTATGAAGCTGGCATGAAGTACAAGGACATTGCCGAGAAGTATGAGGTGTCACTTAGTACGGTTAAGTCATGGAAAGCTCGTAAGTGGTCGCAAGAAAAAGTTGCAAACTCGGTTAAAAAGGTTGCACAAAAAGGTCGCAAGGTTGCAACCAAAAAGAAAGAAGTTGCAACCCAAGATGATGAAGCCCCTCCCAAACTTAATCCGTTACAGATTGCCTTTGTGAAGCGATATTGGGAGACCGGTAACGCAACCCGTTCATATATGCACGTCTACGATGCTGATTACGAAACAGCTAATGCTAATAGCGCAAGGTTGCTAGCAAAGGCTAGTGTTCAAAATGAATTGAATCGTTTAAAGAAAGAAGCTGAGGAACAGTTTGCTGATAAACGTACAGCAATTATTAACCGGTTAGCAAATCAAGCATTAGGGCGATTTGATGATGTAGTAGCTGCTAAGACAGTTACCCGTCATGTTTACGATGAAGACGGTAATCCGAAGCTTGATCCTGAAACGATGCAACTTAAAACATATCGAATTACTGAAACTGAACTACGAAATGATTACGATACTGCAATCGTTAAGAATATCAAGATTAGTGAGTTTGGGAAACTGAATGTTGAATTATATGACGCGCAGAAAGCTGCCAAGGAGTTCTTAGATAGGACTACGACTAACACAGGTGAAGCACCACGCGAAATCATTATTCAAGACAATTGGGCGGAAGGGGATGATATCTCATGACGTTCACAGTTGGAAAAGAAGTCAACCCACACTTTAAGCGTTTCTGGGAGTTCAAAGACCAGTTCAATATTTTAAAAGGCGGTCGTAACTCATTCAAGTCCTCAGTGGTGGCCATGCGCTCAGTTAAAAAAATGCTTGCTTATGTTAAGCAGGATGAGACGGCTAACGTCATTGTCATTCGTAAAACAGGTAAGTCATTGCGTGATTCTGTATACAAGAAAATTCAGTGGGCAATCAAAAAGTTTGATGCAACTGACCAATTCGATTTCCAAAAATCACCATTGATGATTCAACATAAAAGCACTGGTTCAACGTTTTATTTCTATGGCCACGATGATTATGAAAAGCTTAAATCAAATGACGTTGAGAACGTGATTGTTGTTTGGTTTGAAGAATCGGCCGAATTCAAAAATGAAGAAGAATTTGACCAAACCGAATCAACATTTATGAGACAAAAACACCCGCTAGCTGATTTTGTTCGGTTCATATGGACTTACAATCCGCCACGTAATCCGTACTCATGGATTAACAAATGGGCTTCTGACATGAAAACAACGCCTGGTTGGTATGTGGATGAGTCAACGTATCTTGATGATGTGCTTGGATTTGTTACAGATGATATGCTTCGAGCAATCGAGAATATCAAGATACGTGACATTGATTATTATCGGTATTTATATCTTGGTGAAGCTGTTGGACTTGGCACTAATGTCTGGAATATGGATTTCTTTCACATTGTTGACGCCATACCAAACGATGATGATTTACTTTACATCTTAATGTCCGCTGATATTGGCCACCAGCAATCAGCAACCGCCGTGTCAGCATACGGATATTCAAGACTGGGACGTGTTTACTTGTTAGACACATATTATTACTCTCCAGCCGGTAAAGTCGTTAAGAAAGCACCTAGCGAGCTCTCGCAAGAGGTACATGAGTTTGAAGAGCGTGTCATGCATGAGTTCGGCTTGAATATTTGGAAACGAACAATTGACTCAGCGGAAGGTGGTTTCCGTAATCAATACTATTTAGATTTTCACATACGTTGGGATCCGGTTAATAAGGCGTTGACTGAGGAACAAATGACTGATTATGCAATTGACTTACTTGGTAAAGATTTGATGTACATTATCAACCGGGGAAGCAACGATATTTTTGTTACACAGCAGCAGAATTATAGATGGGATATCAAGACTGTCGAAGCTGGTAATCCAAAGGTTATCAAAGAAGATGACCATACAAGCGATAACTTTAGATACATGGCTCGTGACAACGCTAAGTTACTAGGCTTGCAACGTTAGGAGGGCAATATGTTTGAAAGATTAAGAAACTTTTTTAGAAAGGCAGGTGCAAACGTGGGAGTTGTAGAACGATTAAGTAAAATTACTGACCACCCGAAAATTGGTGCAAATCAATTGGAGTATGAACGTATTGCTACGGCATTGCGCTATTATCGCGGGACGTTCCCAAAGGTTAAGTTTAAAAATACCTATGGCGTTACGAAAGAACGCGATTACACGACACTCAACATGGCAGAAGTTTCAGCACACCGATTGGCCTCAATCTTGTTTAACGAAGAAATGACGTTCGAGATTGCCGACAAGGAAGCTAATGAATATGCACAAATGTTCATGAAGGATAACGATTTTAATAAGAACTTTGGTCGTTATCTTGAAAGTGGTTTGGCTCTTGGTGGATTAGCAATGCGGCCATACTTTGACCAAGCAACTGGGGCATTGAAGATTAGTTGGATTCAAGCACCGGTATTTTATCCATTAAGGTCCAATACGGCAGATGTTCATGAAGCTGCAATTGCAACTGTTACCCGTCAAACGGAAGGCAGCAAAATAATCTACTACACGTTACTAGAATTTCATGAGTGGAGTGGCCAAGATTACACGATTACGAATGAACTATATCAATCTGAGCGTGCTGATGAAGTTGGCATCAAAGTTAGTCTTAAGACGTTATACGAGGACTTACAACCAGTAACGACGTTCGCAGATTTGTCACGCCCGCAGTTTGTATACTTAAAGCCGGCACATTTCAACAACAAGGATATTAATAGTCCTTTGGGGTTATCTATCTTTGATAATGCAATTCCAACGTTGCGTTCAATAAATGATGCTACTGACCAATTTAATTGGGAAATCAAAATGGGGCAACGACGTGTTGCTGTACCTGAAAGCATGACGCAGGTTATGTTACAAGGGGACACGCAACCACGACAAATTTTTGATAGCAATCAAAACGTGTATCTCATGGTCGAAAGCGGCATGAATAATGACGCTGACATGAAGGACTTAACAAGTGAAATTAGGTCGCAGGCTTACATTGATACTATCAATCAGAAGATGAAGACGCTTGAAATGCAATTAGGGTTATCGAGTGGAACGTTCACATTTGATGGTCAGGGTGTTAAGACTGCGACTGAGGTTGTGTCTGAAAACTCAATGACTTATCAGACTCGTAACAGCCAACTCACGAACATTGAACGGGCTATTCAAGAGCTTATTGTTTCGGCCATGGAGCAAGCAGCGGCATTTGGTTTATATATTGGTGATATTCCAAGTCTTGAAGATATAACGGTCAATTTTGATGACGGTGTATTCACGGATAAGGCAGCACAAGCCGATTACTGGAGCAAGTTAGTTGCTGCGGGATTAGCAAGCCGAAAACAAGCTATTATGGCGGTGCAAGGTGTTGATGAGAAAACAGCACAAAAAACACTAGCAGAGATTGACGACACTAGTGAAGATGTAGCTGTTGATGTAGATCCAACTGAGCAACCAATTGCTGATGATTAACGGAGGAATGACGAATGGCAAAGAAGTATGTGCCAAAGACAACTCCGCAAGCAATCAGTGAGCAATCAGCCAAGATTGAAGCTATCTATACAGGATTGCAACAGCAGATATTCAATAACTTTATGAAGCACTTGAAACGTGTTGGGGTTAATGACCTCACGCCAGATAGTGCTTTTTACTGGCAATTGGAAAAGATGTCAGAGCTTCATATCATCAACAAAGAGAATATAGAGATTGCTGCCAGATATGCTAGCATCGGCCAAGAACGGCTCACAGAGTTTATTCAAGATATTGGCCACACAGTTTATAACGAAGCTGGCCAAGAAATAGAAACTAATTTGCGAAAGACGCATGTACCGTCTGGAGATATTGATAATATTCTTAACCAGTATGTTAATCAGACATTTATCTCGATGGATAATCTTGTCAATCAAACATTGATAACAACGCATTTCGGCGACAATCAAGCAATGAAAGCGTATCAGTCAATGATTGAAACATCGGTTGCACAGGTTGTGTCTGGCGTGACGACGAAAGATAAGGCAATCAATGATGTGATTCAGAAATGGACACAAAAGGGATTGGCTTCAAATTTTGTTGATCGTGCTGGTCGTCGGTGGTCGTTTCAAAATTATGCTCGTACAGTCATTCAATCCACCACGTACCGTGTTTACAACGAAATGCGAACACAACGTATGAGTGAGTTTGGAATTGTTACGGCATACTTGAATGCGCATCCGGCGAGTCGGCCTGCTGAAGCAACAATACAAGGTAGTGTTGTCCTTGTTGTTCCAAAAGATGAAGCGCCGGATGAATATCAAGGCTATCCAAGCATTTATGATTATGGCTATGGAGAGCCTTGGGGATGCCGAGGAATTAATTGCCACCACATTCTTACGCCGTTCCTTCCCGAAGTTAATGGAGTACCAGAATTGGGGCCAGAAATGGACGGTGTGACACCAGAAGTCGCAACTGCTAATGGTAAGTTACAAGCTAAGCAAAGAAGCTTAGAACGCAACGTGCGCAAGTCTAAAGAATTGCTCAATGTGGCCACGAAGCAAGGTGATATTGAAGCGATTCAGAAATACAGTTTGAGTGTAAGAAATAATCAAGGAAAGCTACGGAACTTGGTTGGAAATCATTCGTTCTTACATCGTGATTATCAACGTGAGAAGTATTTTGCACCACCTAAGTTGAGAGAATCTGCTAAGGTGCCGTTATGGAAACAAACTGCACTTAATTTGCATGAGAAATCGTATAGTCAAGCATTACTTAAAGCTAGGCAAGTAATTAAAGTATTACAATCGCCAATATCCAAAAATGGGTTAATGTTACGGGCAACTGTTCCAAACATTAAAAATGTACCAATGCCTACAGATAAGCTTAATAAAGTAGTTGCAGATTTACGCCGTGATGGTGCAACTGTGATAATCGGCACCAAACAAGTTGAGAATCACCTTAAGAGACAAGGCGCGTTGGGGTTAACGTTAAATGATATTATTATGTTTTCACAAAATCCTTCGCGTGCAACTGTTTACGAAGAACGGTTCCATTTCTTAGTGTGGAAAAACCCAGAGCATTATGGTATTCTAGATGACGAATTAGGTACAGATGCAGAAGAAATACTAGTTAAAAATTTGCTATTAAAACATGCAGATATATACGAATTAACAGATGATGAGATAATGCAAACTAAAGCAATGATTAAATACCACGAAAGGAAACTTACCGAACGATGATATATACAAATTCAGTATTAGATTTGCCTGGTAAGGGTAGTATTTTGTGGTATGACATTAACGTAGATGTAATTAATGTGGGTTCTGAATTACGCGATAATTTAGGGAATACTTATAAGGTCGTTGCTAATGGTGTTACTACTTCAGATAAAGGTGATTTATTAGGGTCTATTCAGCTTGATAAAACATTAAGAGGCGATGACTTGTATATCAACTGAGCACTTACGCTTTATATTGTGAGTGCTTTTTTAGTACAAAAAATACTGGCGCCATTGCACAGGGCGCGTAATAAGTTCTGTGCTTTTTTCATACACAAATCCATGTCGGCAGACGTAAAAGTGCGTAGGAGAAGAATATGAAACGTGATGAACTTAAGACCAAAGGCTTAACAGACGAACAAATTGACTTTGTAATGGACGAGAACGGTAAGGATATCAATGACTTTCGCGGACAACTTACAACGGCCACGCAAGAACGTGACAACTTACAAACACAAGTTGATGAAGTAACTAAGAACCTTGCTGACGCACAAAAGAACGGTGGCAACTCAAAGGAACTCCAAGCCCAACTCGACAAATTGCAAGATGATTTGAAGACTGCCCAAGATAATGGCCAAGAAGCACTCACACAAACGAAGCTCGGTTATGAAACAGAGCTAGCACTAACGAAAGCGGGTGCAAAGAACGTAAAGGCTGCTAAAGCGTTGTTAGACATGGACAATATCAAGTTCGATAAGGACGGTAAGATTGAAGGCTTGAATGAACAACTTGAAGCAATCAAGACTGCCGAAGATACTAGTTTCATGTTTGCAACTGCTGAAGTTAGTCCCGAACAACCGGGTAAGCCATCAATTGTTCATCCGGGTAATCCAGCTGGGGATGGGGATTCAGGAGAAGTTGACCCATTCGCAGCTATTGTAGCGTCATATCAATAATAGAAAAGAGGAATTAACACATGCCTACAGCAAATAACAATCTTCCAGTTCGCCAATACATTCCGCAGTATTCACAAATCTTGTCTACCGTGTTTGGTGTTCAAGCAGCATTTGGTGGAGCATTTTCACCACTGCAAACAAAAGACGGTATTCAATTTAATTCAAAAGCATTCTCAGTTAAAACAAATGCAACGCCAGTTGTCGTAGGAACTTATAGCAAGGACACAAATACCGCATTCGGAACTGGCACAGCAAAATCTTCACGTTTCGGCGATATGACAGAAGTCATCTACGCTGATACGGATGCTAATTATTCATACGAATTGGCGATTCACGAAGGTCTTGACCGTCACACAGTCAATAATGACTTGAACGCAGCTGTTGCAGATCGTTTGAATTTGCAATCACAAGCGCAAGTGCGTGCAATGAATAAGCGTAACGGTGCATTCTTAGCTACAAATGCCGGTAATGCTGCCGAATACGCTGGCGATGTTGCAGTATTGTTCAATGAACTGCACAAATACTACATCAATAAGGAAGTTACTGCGCCAGTTACTGCATATGTAACATCTGACTTGTATACTGCTGTTGTTGATTACGCTGCTAATACTTCTGCAAAGGGTTCAACGGTTTCATTAGACGACAACGGAGTTAAACAGTATAAGGGATTCTCACTTATTGAAGTTGCTGAAGCCAATTTCCCTGATGGTGTAATTGCTTTGTTTGCACCTGATATGATTGCAATTCCGTTTGTTGGGATTGAAACAGCTCGGACAATTGAAGCAACTAACTTCGACGGTGTCGAATTGCAAGCTACATCAAAGGGTGGACAATTTATTCTTGACGATAACAAGGTTGCAGTGACTAAGGTTACTGTTGCAGCAGAAGGACCAGCAGAAGGCTAGGAGGTAGCTCATGAAGTATGAAGTAGTACAATCATTTACTGATCGCTTAGATGGCAAACATGCTTATTATGTTGGTAATGAGTATACAGGTGATAATTCTGATGAACGAATCGCCGAACTTTTAGGTGATACGCACACTAATTTTAAAGGTCCATTGATTAAGCTAATCGAAGAACCAGAACCAGAACCAGAACCAGAACCAGAACCAGAACCAGAACCAGAACCAGAACCAGAACCAGAACCAGAACCAGAACCAGCTAAGTCAGCGCGCAAGCCTCGCGCTAAGAAAGAACCTGACACCGAAGAATAGGAGGTGGCCACATGGACTACCTAACGTTTGAGGAGTACAAGGATTATGGATTAACAGACATCGATGAAGATAGTTACACTGGTGCACTCACTAGGGCTTCGATGGCACTTGATGTTGCGACGCGTAACTATTATCAGTTTCATGATTTAGATTCTGATGAGGTAGATTTCAGACGTGATAAATTCAAATTAGCCGTTGCTTTACAGATGGAATACATCGCCAAAACTGGTATACAAACCGCTGAAGAAGCTAACGAACGGTCAGGTATTACTGGCCAGTCGATTGGTAGAACGTCTGTCACGATTGGTGGACGCTCAGGAAGTGGCGCAGATAGTCAGTATAACTATGTGTCAATTGACGCATTGAATGCCTTAGCTGGTACAGGACTGACATATCGAGGTATTAACTATGGTTGATATTGATCCACGAATGTTAGTGCACAATGTACTGATTAAGAAAAAGATTGGCGAAGATAAATATCAGAAACCAATTTATGATACTGCTATCCAGTTTGTAAAAGTTCGTTTTGACAAGTCACAGCAATTCACGGGTTCAGGGGATGGCAAAGAGTTGTTCTCGAACGGTGTTGTCTTTTTGTACGCGAGATACACATCAAACTTCGGTCTGATGGATGAAACATTCAAAGACGGTATTGTTACCGACGAACAAGGACACGACTACATCATTAAGCAAGTAACACCACTTAGTGGACTATTTACTGCTAGTGCATGGTCTTATGAATTGGATGTGATTTAGATGTCATTCAATATGAAAATTGATGTGCGGGATTTAAAGGAGTTAATCAATAAATCATCACCGCAACAAGTCCGGAAAGCTTCATTTTTAATGGCCAACCAAATCTTGCTAGATACCAATCGCTTTGTTCCATTACGATTCGGCGATTTACGCGATAGTGGCCATGTTGCGCCTGATGGGTCCTCAATTATTTGGAGTGCTCAATACGCTAGTTTTGTTTATGACATGGACGAAGCAAGTGCGTGGACGACTGCTGGGACAACATCGCACTGGGACGAGCCTGCAACACAACAGTATCAAGAGCAGTGGGGGCAAGTATTCATGAAAGGATTGGATTTCTAAATGGATTTTATTGATCGTCTATATGACAAGATTAATGGAACACCTAACTTAACGTTGCCAGTACTCATTGGGTATCAAAACGAAAAGTCAGGTGTTTTTATTTACCCAATTACGGGGTCAACAATCCTTGAAGCAACTATGGATGGCGAAGAATTTATTTCATTGCCGTTTCAAATTGTTATCAAAGACAAAGACCAAGCTCTGGTTCAAGGCACTTCAAACTTGATTAGCCAATCTTTAGGTTCACTCAACGCAGCTGATTTAACTAGTGAAGATGCTTCTTGGTGGCGCGGTGAACAAGTGTTACTGGTTGACCCACAATCATCTATTCAAGGATTAGACCAACACGGCTACTACGGGTACATGTTTCAAGCCAAAGCAAACATTTATATACAAGGAGAAATTTAATGCCAGATACACCAACTATTTTTGCGGGCTATGCCCAAAACCACAAGACTAAATACTACTTTGGTCGAACAAAAGCTACATTGTTCCGCATCGCAGGTGGTATTCAAACTGCTGAAACTGACTTCGATGAAGATTCAGACTCAGTTGCTTACTACGATGATAACGGTGGTACAGAATCAATCTCATCAGGCGCCTCATATCCTTTCAACTTTGAAGGTAACCGTAAGTACGGTAATGAAGCACAAGAGTTGATTCGTGACATGATGACGGCTGCCGATAAAACAGGCTACTTGGTTGTTATTGAACCCAATGGCGACCAAATGGAAGGCCCTGCATCAGTATCTAAAATCACGCCGTTTGGTGGTGACGCGAACGATCGTGCAGCGCTTAAAGCAACTATCACATTTGATGGCACACCAGCAGATTTCAAAACTGACGGTACGCTTCGGAACGCTGACCAATTTGCTACTGCACCAACCAAGACAGAAGAACCAGTTCCAGCTGGTTAAACTGGTGGCGATAACTGGTGTGTGGCCGAGTTCGATTCTCGGCATCGTCGTTTCCACATAATAAATATATTCGGAGGATTTATAACATGACTCAACTTAAAGAACTTGGTGCAAAGGTACGACTATTTGAATTTACTTTGTATGGTGAAAAATTTAGTGTGCAAATGGCAACTACCATCTTAGATACTATCGACAAGTACCAAGAAGAAGTTAAGAAGATTGATACCGACCGTGAAGATCAAATTGCAATTGCGTTAGATGGTTTGAAGTTATCATTTGATTCTATCGTCGGCGAAGGTACATTTGATAAGGTTTACGCCAACCAAAAGGATGTCTTTGCGTTGGTTCAAACTTTTGAAAACGTCACGAATGCGATTGAAGAAGAATTTAATGCTATCAAGTTGGAAGAAACTAAGAAGCAAGCTCAAACTGTTATCGACGCGAAGAAGGCTAAGTAATTATGTTATTTAGCCTTTCGCATTCTCTGGATGATTCATTCGAGTATGAGGGTGTGAGTGGCAAGGTGGACATGAGTTTTGACAATGTTATTCTCATGTTTGAAACCCAAACTCGTGAAGATATGGATGCCTATTTGAAGTTGATTGTGTCACTGCAATTGTTAGTTGGAGACGACTACGAGGAACGTGGCCAAGATTTTCAAGTGGGACTATATCAATACTTGATGGATGAATACATCAATGACAATAAGCCGATTATTGACCCAGATGCGTTACGAAACGGCGGAGGTGGTAAGGAAGATGCAGAACAATATAGTTTGACTGAAGACGCCGAGTATATCTTTGCGTCCTTTTTGCAAGCTTACGGAATGGATTTGCACGATCAGTTTAAAAAACTGCATTGGTACAAGTTTAGAGCTTTGCTAGCTGGGCTTCCAGATGATACAAAGTTCCGTCAAGTCCTACAGATTCGTCAATGGAAGCCGTACAAGGGTGTCACCAAAGAAGAAAAACAACAAATGCAAGATTTACAAGTCGTTTACCGGTTACACGTTACGCAGGCAGAGGCTGAATTCGCTCGGATGACGCCAGAGGAACGTGATATTTACATGGAAGAACATCCTGAACTATTTGAACCACCAGAAGATGATGAACCATACCTTTGATAGAAAGGAGACTAAATGGCACAAGTTAAATTAGATGTAACTGTTGATAGTAAACAGTTAAGTGAGTTTCAAGGAAAGCTTAAGGAACTTGGGGCTAATGCAACCGTTGCTGGTCAGAAAGCAGACAAGGGACTTAGCTTTAAAGGCATGATTGCTGGTGGGGCAGTGATTGGTTTAGCCACCAAGGCAGTTGGTGTGCTCACAAACTCAATCGGTGGGGCAATTCAGCGTGTTGACACATTGAATAATGCTAATCGTGCGTTCCAAAATATGGGATTCAGCGCAAAACAAACTGATGGCGTAATGAATAAACTTCAGGGAGCTATTCAAGGATTGCCAACGCCAATGAATGAAGCTGTATCAGCAACACAATTGTTAGCCGCTTCGACTGGTAAAGCCGGAAAGTCAGCTGATATTTATAAATCACTGAATGATTCGATCCTTGGATTTGGTGGCTCAACGGAACAAGTTAATGAAGCTGTCACGCAGTTATCGCAAGCATTCTCGAATGGGAAAGTTGACGGTCAAACTTGGAACAGTATGATTAATGCCGGCATGGGTCCGAGTCTAAATGCGCTAGCTAAAACAATGGGCATGACTACTGGCGAGATGAAAGCTGGTTTGTCGTCTGGAAAGATTAGTGTTGAAAAATTCCAAGATAGTTTGATTAACCTCGACAAAAACGGTGGTGGCGGTATGAAGTCACTTTCAAAAATTGCCAAAGACTCAACTGCTGGTATTGGAACTTCAATGCAAAACATCAAGACGGCAATTGTGCGTGGTCTTGCTAACGTTATCCAGCCGTTGTCTAAGCCAATGGCTCAAGCGCTTAATGCAATGATTCCGATGATTGATGGTGTGGGAAAAGCGATTGCTGGTGTCATGCCAAAGGTTGTGACGTTTGTCCAAGGTATTGTTTCTTCCGTTCAATCTTTTTTACCGACAGGAAAACAGATGGCTGGGGTATTTGATACCGTAAAAGCTCGCGTATCGGTCGTATTTGGGGCAATTCAAGCGGCAATTCCAAGTGTTATCTCAATCTTTCAATCATTGGTTGCAGTTGTTAAACCAATCGTGATGATTATTGCAGGCGTAGCTGTTGCAGTAGCCAATTTTATTACTAGTTCAAGCACAATGAGTGTAATTGTTGGGATAATTCAAACTGTTGCGAATGTACTCAAAACACTTGTACCAATCTTGCAGCCAGTTATTACTGCGGTAGGTGCGGGTGTTATTGCATTTATGGCCGTCCAAAAAGTAATCGCTATTTTTAATGCGGTAAAAACTGCAATCATGGCGGTTAGAGTAGCAATGATGTTGTTAGCTGCGAACCCAATAGGTTTGATTATCGCAGCGGTTGCAGCCTTAGTAGCGGGATTCATTTACCTTTGGAAAACTAACGAAGGGTTCCGTAATTTCTTTATCACCGCATGGAATGCAATCCAACAGGTGGCTGTAACCGTTTGGAATGTGATTAAAACTGCCGCAATGGCTGTATTTAATTTCCTTAAACCGGCAATCACTGCTCTCATTACGTTCTGGACAATAGAATTTAATATCATTAAGTCCGTTGTGACCATCATTTTTAATGTAATCAAAACGGTAGTTCTAGGTGTGTTCATTGCAATTAAAGCAATCGTGACGGGTTTTGTAGCATTTTGGACAGCTGTATGGTCTGGTGTTACTCAAGTTGCAACGGCCGTCTGGAACGGAATAACAGCTGTGTTCACGACTGTATTCAACGTAATCGTCGCGATTGTTCGAGGCGCACTAGCAATTATTCTTGGTATTTGGTTCTTACAATTCAATATCATTAAGAATGTTGTCGTGACGGTGTTTAATGCAATAGCTGGCTTTTTAGCACCAATATTAGCCGCCATTGGTAAAGTTATTAGTGCCGCAGTACGTGTTATCTCGGCCGGATGGAAAGCTGGTTGGAATGCGGTTAAGTCTGTGGCACAAGCTGTGTGGAATGTTATTCGGTCAGTAGTTACTACGTATATCAACTCTGTACGAGCAGTTATTACACGAGTTATGAATGTTATTCGTAGTTTCTTTACGGCCGCATGGAATGCTCTAAAAAGACCAGTTACTTCAGCATGGAATGCAATCAAAGGAGCAGTTACTAGTGGTATTAATACTGTTAAGTCGGTTGTTCAGTCAGGGCTTAATCGCGTTAAAAGTATTTTCACCAGTATCTGGCAGTCATTGTCCGGTATTATTTCTTCAGCATGGGGCGCAATCAAAGGAGCAGTTACTACGATTACCAGCGGTATTACAAGCGCATTTGAAAGTGTCGTTGGTAAGATGAGCGATATTGGTCATCGGATTGTTCAAGGTATTGCGGGTGGATTGCGTGCTGCTTGGGGTAGTGTTACAAGTGCGATTTCACGATTAGTTGGACAGATTCCTGCTAATATTCGCAAGTTGCTAGGTATTCACTCGCCATCTCGTGTCACGAAGAAACTTGGACGCTTTACTGCTGAAGGGTTGGCCGTTGGTATTGCTGATGGTTCAAAAGCATCCAAAAAAGAAGCTGCCAAGTTAGCAACTGGCACAACTAAGGCTATGAAACGGGCGATGTCAAAATACAAAGCCGGTAAGATTAGTCCGGGTGATTATGTACAAGAACTTAAGGACTTGAAAAAGTACGGTACTTCTACGAAAGCGACTACTAAGCGCATTAATGAATCAATTGCGAAAGTTAATAAGAAGGCAGCAGGTGCTAACCGAAAAACCTATAACCAAATGAATAAGGCTGGTAATAAACGCAAAGCTGGCAAAGGCTATACGAATGATTATTCTTACTTAGATCAATTGAAGAAAATTAAAAAGAGTAGTAAAGCTACCGGTGCAACGTATGAAAGCCTTAACAAGAAAATTGCTACAGTCCAAGGTTCAATAAAAAGCCAAGTTACCAAAGCGCAAGATGCAACTGCGGCGGCATCTAAGAAGTACGTAACTACCGTTAAAAAAATTAATGACCAGTTGCCAATAGATATTCAAGCGGCAAATGATGAATATAATTCTAAGTTAAATGACTTAAAAAATAGTATTTACTCGCAAGTTGGATTATTTGATGCGGTGGCTAAAAAAGCAGTTTCTAAGTCAACGTTAGCAAAGAATTTAAATGATCAAGTAAATCAAATGACACAATGGCAAGCCAACGTTGCAAAGATTGCTAAGAAGGTTCCGGCAGCATTGACGGATGAGCTTCGTGCGATGGGTGTTGGTTCATCTGCTGAAATTAAAGCAATGACTCAGATGAGCGATAAAGAGCTACAACAGTACGTTGCTCTTTGGAATCAGAAGCACAACTTAGCTAATAGCGAAGCTGACATTGAGATTATTCCGGATAAAAATACTTTGAATACAAAAATTCAGAGTTTGCAAGATGCGGCTTCAAAAGCACTTTCTGATGCACAAGCAACTTTGAATAGTGATTTGGCAGCGATTGGTGATAAGTTCAAGAATATTGCTAACTTTAAAAAGTCTGGTAACATTCTTGGGAATAATTCAATTCAAGGTATCATCAATGGATTGAAAGACAAGAAAAAAATGGGTGAACTAACAAGCACGGCTACCAATTTGGCCAAGAGTATTGAAAAAGCAATTCGGTTAAAACTCAAAATTCACTCACCAAGTCGTGTCATGGCTCAATTAGGTGGATTCGTTGGTGCCGGGTTAACTAATGGTATTTCTGACCAGATTCGTACAGTGCAACGTGCATCACAAAAGATGGCAGAAGCTGTGATTAATCCAGTTGGAAACATCAAGGTTAATCCAAAAATTCAAGGCTTGTTTGATAATACTAGCGTTGAAAAAGCACTGGGGATTAGTGGGAAGTTGAATGCATCAAGTAACGTAAATAACTATTACAACAACGTCACACACCAGTCGCAAACTAATACGGCCGGTCAAGAGGCACTATCGTACTTGAAGGCAATTGCTGACAAGAACACCACGATTGATGGTTCAAGTGTTGGTAAAGCATTGGCACCATATCAATCGGTAGCAAATGCAAATCGTAACGGCCTGGCGGGAAGGGGGATAGCAATTGGCAATAACATCTAGATTTAAAATGGGATTGTGGTTCAACGGTAAACATTCAACTGAATTGGGTGTGGATATGCTTACCGGTGGCGAAATTGGTTTCCCCGAAAAATCAAAATCAATTATTTCGGTTCCGTATGCTAATAGTCCAATCGATTTAAGCTTGATTTATGCGAATGTTCAAACCTATGAACAACGGCAAATTAAGAAAGTGTTTATGATTCGCGATCGTGCTAATCTCACTCGGATTGGCCAACGACGTGTGGCCAATGATGTCGTTAACTGGGTTGAATCATCGAACTCACAAACACCACTAATTCTTGACGAAGACCCAGATTACTATTTTCTTGCTGAGGTTCAAACGGCCCCAACATTGGAGGAATTCGATTTATACGGGACACTTACGATTGAATGGACTTGTTATCCATTCCGAGTGCACCGCTATTCTGATACTTCTGATGTGTGGGACACATTTGATTTTGATAACGACATCGCGCATATTAGCGACTTTATTGTGAATGGTACTGCACAACTTATTTATTTGAATACAGGACAATCAGTTTTGATACCGGATATTGTCGTTGTTGATGGTTCCGTTACATTGACGTTCAATGATAAGAGTATCGCTTTGTCGGTTGGAACGTATCATTCGTGGGATATTGGACTGCAGCCAGGTATCAATTACTTCCAGTTCAGTGGTCATGGCCACGTCAAAGTAGATTATTATCGAGAGGTGATTTAATGTATGAGGTTACATTACGCAACGGCTTCGATGGTCAAGAACAAATAATCCATTCACGTTTCGTTGGTGTGCCTAAGTTGATTAATCCTAAAATTCAAATGGACGTAAAGGCAATTGACGGTATGACATTTTCTGTCAACTACGGCCAACCGGGCTATGATGATATTAATTATCTGACTAGTTTCATCAAGGTGATTCGCTATGGCAAGGACGGTTCGATACGAACTGTTTTTGAAGGACGTGTGTTGCAGTCTAATCCGAGTTTTGGTGCTGATGGTGTCACGTTAGATGTTCAAGTTGAATCGCTCGAAGCTGTCTTACACGATTCTACACAGTTACTAATTGATTTGGGTGTAAGTACACCAAGACAGTTTTTAACACAACTCATAGCAACCCATAATCAATCCGTTGACGAGTGGAAACAATTACATCTTGGCCAAGTTGATTTAACCGATGAAGTTGAAAGGTGGACTGCCGAAGATGCTGATAGTTTTGATAATATCGACCAAATGCTAATTCAAAAAATTGGCGGTGAACTTCGAGTTCGACACGAAATAGATGGGTTATATCTAGATTATCTGAAAGAGATTAGTGACCAAGGTTCACAGCCAATTCGGCTTGCTGATAATTTGTTATCAGTTGGTCGGTCAATTGACGCTAGCAATATTTATACAGTCGTCAAGCCGCTAGGAATGCAATATGAAGGCGATAGCGATGAAACAACCGCACCACCACAACGAGTTAATATCAGCGACGATTCCAGTGTAAATGGTGGTAGTCCCTATCTTGTTAATCAAGATGGTGTGAATGTGTTTGGTCGGATTGTTAAGGTAATTACTTACGACGATATTGACGACCCCGCCGACTTAAAAGTTGCTGGTTTGGCTGACCTGGCTAAAGGGATGGAAGTTACTGAAGCTACACAGCTGTCAGCGATTGATCGTTCAATGATTGACCGAAATGTCGATGAATATGTGAATGGTAATTACTATCCTGTTTTTAATCCATTGATTGGATTAGATGGGACAACCAAACGGATAGTCCAAATGGAATTAGATTTGAATGAACCGGCTAGTTCATCAATGACTGTTGGTGACCGAACTATTGGTTTGGAAGAGTACACAAAAAGCCTTGCTAGCTCAATTCAAAAAGCGACTAATGGCGTGCAAAAGGTAGTATCTGATGTTAACTCAGTACGTGCCATTGCTACGAAAGCGAATAGAAATTCCGAGGATAATAAGCAATTAATCAATGAATTGAACACTAAAGTTGATGGTTTACAGGTTGGCGAGGGGACGGATGACGATGCGTTAAAATATACGCAAGCCGTTCGTAACATCGCTGGCTTTGAGGACATACCAACTATTCTTGGTAATGTGGGTTTTTATCGAATTGAGCACGTGAATGGAATTGATGTTCTTACATTTAATCCGATTGGAACTAACACAATGTGGCGTAAAACCACTGCGTTAGTGCAGGCAACTAATGATGAGGGCTATCCTATTATGGATAAGTACGTCCCTGATGGGTGGCGAATCATATACGGTATAACCGAAGTTTAGAAAGGATAATTGCATGGCTACAACTAACGTATTAGATTCAATCCCAGTCGGCGGATTTGTCGATTTGGGAGACATTGCAGCACAAACAACAATCAAGGCATTCTTACCAGTAACAACCGGTAAGGGTGCCTTGCTACGTTTAAAGAACACCGTAATATTGTTTACACCGACTGGAGGCTACGTTAGTGACGGCGCTACGATTGCCGCTAATGGCTGGACGAAGTTTGCCGCCACTACTGATATTCCAACAGTCGCAGCTAGTGCAACAAAATTAGCGACAGCGCGTGCATTCTCAATTACTGGCGGTGCTACTGCTGCCGGCGTTAATTTTGATGGTACGGGTGCAGTGGCTTTGAATGTGACAGCTTTGGATGCATCAAAGTTGGGCGGGACAATACCAACGGCGGTCTTAGCAACCACGCAGGCAACTGGGACGAATAATACCAGTATCGCTACGACGGCATTTGTTCAACAAGAAATTAATGCTAAAGCCACAACTGTCATGAATTACAAAGGTACAGTATCAAATCAAGCCGCATTGTTAGCTTTGGCAGTTGCAAGCTTGAAAGTTGGTGATGTGTATAACCAACTTGATAACGGCAATAATTATGTATGGTCTGGTGGGACGACTAATGTGATTGGTAATTGGGACAAGCTTGGTGATTCAGTCGACTTGTCAGGTTACGTTGAAGCGACATCTGCTGATTACGTTAAGTCGGTGAGTGTTACAGGTAAAGTTATTACTTTTACAAAGGGTAATGGAACAACACAAACATTCACTGACACAGATACGATTTATACGCACCCGACTTATGGAACTGCTGGAACCTATGCAAGTAATACGGCCGGTGCATTGGCATGGGGTGGAGCCATCATCGTGCCCAAAATCGTGACGGATGCTGGTGGCCACGCAACTGTTACCAATGTGACGTTGAACTTGCCGGCTGCACCAACAACGATTACTGGTAACGCCGGAACCGCCACCAAATGGGCTACTGCTCGTACGATTACCTTAGCTGGTGACGTTAGTGGCTCGACGAGTATTGATGGTTCAGGTGATGCAACAATCACGGTGACGGTCAACGCGACTTACAAATACTTTGCCGACGTGACTACACAAACTGGTTTTGCTGATATTCCAACTGCAACGTTCACACCTGCAGCAAAAGGTGGCGAAATAAAAGTTGAAACATTCACGGGTGAAACGCGGTATTTCTTCAAACCAGTTGGTCAATATGCCGAGTTGTTAAAAATTGGAACTGGTGCATGGCAAATAATTAGTGGGTCACTTTCATATTAGAAAGGAGACAAACTTATGAACTTTCCAGCATCAGTCACATTACCAAACGGAACGCAAAATTTTACTGATATTGGTACATTTGCAAATATGTTCAGCGGTATTGCGGTTGCTAAGTATGATGTATCGAATGCGGCTAGTTTGTTGCCAGTTAATCAGCCAACCACATTAATTATTAACGATGGTGGAATGACATTACAAGCAGGGCAGACGATTATCACTAGCCCAACACCCACGGAAACAACTAATGCGTCTTGGTATTCATTAGGTAATGATTTCACTATTCAATTGGCAACGATGAGTGGGCGAGTTGACAGCGTGGTTGATACGCAAATCGCGAATAATACACAGGTAGCAATTAATAATCAGCTCATGATGGATGTGATTGCTAATAACCAATTATTGCAAGACTCTATGAATGAAATTTCAGGAGTACTTCAAGATTACTTAGCCACTGGTTATAAAGTAGCCGTCAGCTACGGTGGCTCGGTATCACAACGGACATTCACTGTTACGACTTGGACAAACGGGGTTACTTCGGAAACAATATTCAACGCAAACACAACGCCGTTCCAATCATCTGAGATAGAAACCGTCACTGCAAACGTCACATACAGCGGAATGAACAGCGTGACCGGACAATTTAATGCAACTTTAGCTTTACCGATTCAGTACAAACCAACCGCTGACGGAGATGGTGTACTTACACGGATTGATGATAGTCACTGGCGGATTATTACTTATAATGATCCAGCTGGAACGCGTACAATCGACATTATTATGTCGTAGAAAGGAGAACTATGGCAGATATTACTTTAGCAGGACAAGTCGAGTACAGAGACCCAACGCATATCAGTGATACATGGAACGTGGATATTGATGATATTCCAACTGCTGTGAATCAAAACGCTTCGCAAATTCGGACTAAAATGTATGGTGTAGATGTACGTGAGTCACTTGCGCGCTGGGTTGAACTTACTGGCTATATGCTTTCAACAAACCGTGCTGAATTTGCAACGTTCAAAAATTTAGTTAATTCTATGCTTGAAACTTTTGATGGCCGAATCGAATATGTGGAAGGTGGGTTTCAAGACTTTGAAATCATCTGGAATCAGTTTCAGCAAAACATCGCTGAAAGTTCGGATAATTCAGCTGAAAGCGCAGCACTAGCACAAATTATTACTGCTAATACTACAGCAATCGAAGGTCATTCGTTTAACACATTAACCGACATGGTCTCATTTATGTATCAATTGATTGCTGCAAATGTGGCTGCCGGTTATGACATCCCAATTACGTACACGGGGAGTGCTCAACCGACTGTCGCGGTGACATCTTGGACGAATGGTATTACTAGCGAATCAATCTTTGACGAGAACGATTTACCGTTGCAAAGTTCGGCGATTGAAACGGTCACATCTAAAGTCGTCTATGGGTCGCTAAACGCAGACGGAACGCGTAATCTCACGGTTACGTTACCACTTAATTACAAGTCATCTGATGCCAATGATGGTATCTTACAACTTTTAGGCACGCACCACTGGCGCATCATCAATTACGCTGATAACGCCGGCACACGTACAATTGACATCATATTTAACTAGGCTTGCTCAATTCGAGTAAGCCATTTTTATTGGAGGAAAATAATATGGCTTATACACCAATTCAGATTGGCGCTAATGGCGCTGACGCAGTAAATGCAATCAATTCAGTTGCGGGATTATATGACCCGGCAACTGAGTCATTGCGTGTCAAAAACTTAGAAGTTTTAGGAACAACCAAATTGCCTATTGCAAGTGGCACGATAACGTTGAATAGCAGTGCACCTGGTTTAACCGCATCGTATCGAGTTATTGGAAATGTCGTTCAGATAACTCTTGCTGGAAATGTGACTGGAGTTCCTGCTTGGAGCGGTGATACAACGATTGGGACGCTTCCGGCTGGTATTCCTAAGCCTTACGGAACTGTAGCGGCTCGTGGATTCCTACTTGATGTTAGCACCGGTTCTAACTTTGCAGCGGTTCGTGTCGATTCATCAACTGGTAATATCGTTGTTAACGCTAACGCTGGTACACCTGGTAGCAACGACTACTGGGACGGGCAGGTCACATACATCTGCGCATAGCCACCTAATCGAGTTCAAATTGAGCTGTGAAAACAAGCCACGCATTAGCCGCAATAGCAACGTTAGACCCTGACCCGTAGCGTTCAAAGCTAACGACACCGGCTGTATTAATAGGCATCAACCAACTGTTAGCATCTGAACCTTGGAACCGGGGTGAGTAATATGAGCCAATAGTTGGTCTAAACCCAGCGGGTAAAGTAAATATCGTTCCTGTCCAACCGGCTGATTGTGCAGAGGTGATATTAAGCTGTCCTCGTAACATCACAGTTTTTCCGCGCCGTTTATATTGCAAATATCCTGCAGTAAATGGCGCGTTGGGAGTTACATTAATCCAACCCGTATCGTTCAAATTAACGCTTGTTCCTGAAACTTCTAAGTTAGTGATTAGTATTCAATTACTTCAGCAAGCACTAACCATTTGTTGGCGGCGCTACTTGCATTACCATCGTTACCAGTAATCGTGGTATCAGAAAAATAACAGTATTTCATACCAAACGTTGTCGCGTTGATACCAGCCATGTAATCAAATTGAATGCCTTGACCTGAATATTTTAGGACATGTGTTTTTGGCACATATTGATAGTGATGATCCGAATTCTTTAAGTTCGTACCGTCATATCCTTGCCAGTGTAATATCCAACCATTTCGGCAATTTGATATGCTCTTAGACGGTGTAATCGTCTTAGTGGCGTCCATGTGAAAGCCACCAGTCCAAAGCACATTATTCGGTAATTTCAGGTTACCGGTTACTTCTAAGTTTCTGGTACATTATCCTTAAAAAAGGATGTACCAGAATGATTTACGGATATGCACGAGTGAGCACCAAAGGACAAAGTTTAGATGTTCAGTTGGATAAATTGATGGCAGCAGGTGTTGACCCAAAGAAGATTTACAGTGAGAAGTTTACAGGCAAGACTACGAACCGACCACGATTTAAAGCGCTCATACGACGTTTAGAAGCTAATGACATTCTAGTAGTCACGAAGCTTGATAGAATGGCTAGAAACACACGAGAAGCGCTTAACATCATTGAGCCATTGCTTGATAAGGGTGTGATGGTTCGAGTGTTGAATATCGGAATGATTGAGAATAGTTCGGTTGGCAGATTCTTCTTGCGAACGCTGCTATCAATTGCTGAAATGGAACGTGATATGATTCTTGAACGTGTGACAGAAGGCAAAGAGAAGGCGCGTCAACGCAAAGGCTACAAAGAAGGTAGACCGAAGCGCAAAATAACAAAGCGGTATCGTGAAGCTTATGAGCTGTTGAAAACACACAGCTATTCAGAAGTAATCACAGAGACTGGAATATCAAAAAGTACGTTAGTTAGAATTAAGAAACAGATTGAAGGTGGCCAGAAATAGCCATCTTTTTTAATACGCTGAAAAGCCGAAGGGGGAAGTGCCCAATTATCAAGAGGAGGCAAAATATGCATGACATTGGAGGCTTCACATGGGGAGAAATTGGCGCCGTTATTGGTGTCATTCTGTCGTTCTGGGGTGTGGGAGCTAAATTGATTGACCGCTTTAAATCTAAGATTAGTGACCCGCTCTCTATTGATATTAAAGATGTTCGACATCAACTTGCCGAACTTCAAACTGACTTTAAAGAGGACAGCGTGAAGCGGCGGCGCAATGACAAACTTATCTTTGACGAGTTGGATAATCATGAAAAACGGATTATTCAAAATGAAAAAGAAATTGAATTTATGAAAGAGCGGAATAAATGAATTTAGACAATTGGTTAAAAATTTTATCAGCACTATGGGACAGCGGCATCTTAACGGGTGTCGCTGTTTACGTTTGGTCACGTCTTAAAATCAGTAAGAAGGCCGACCGGACATCAATGCTATACCACTTTGCGGATCAAGCTGTGTATCACGCTTCACAATTCAATGAAGCCACAACCAATGAAGCGAAGAAAAGTGCTGCAATGGACATGGTTTCCGAGAGCTTACAGCGTAATAAATGGGCTAATCGATTTACGACAGACCAAATTAGCGCAGCAATTGAAATGGCTGTGAACAAGATGAATGGAGGAATTAAGTAA